CTTTCATAGGTGGTTTCCTAGTCATACGTCCATGGTTACCTACCACACATGCAACTCTGACTTTATCAAAGTGTGGAGCTATAAGCATTAGTGCTTGTGAAATAAGGTTAGCTCCTCTAATCATTTGTCCCATACAATGGTCATTATTAGTTCGTGCCAACTCTTCATGGATGTCTCCACTAATCATGTCACCTAACATAGGAATTATAAGCTCACCAACGTCTGCGGAATTACGCCTAAGTTCTGCTAGTGTAATAATTTGATTTGCCCATCCGTATAATCTTTTATTAAATATATCAATGTTATAAGTATTTAACCCTAACATTTGTTCACCTTCTACATTATCCCCAATGTGAGTGTCTGTAAGAGGGGCAATCATAGACTGTGTACTATTGCCTTTTATTTTACCTGTGGGTTTTCGGCGTTTGTATTTCTTTACTTCTTTATATGAGGGAGTAAATTTTTTAATTGAGTCTATAAGAAGGTTTTCTTTAGCGTCTTTTTTGATAGCTGCTTCTGCAACTTTTTTCCAATATCTAGATTCTGCTTTATAAGTTTCTACTTTCTTAGCCAGTTTAACATGTGCTTCAGGTGTAAAGTCTGTTTGCATATCTTCCATGTCATTTGACTGTTCTTCATCAAGTAACTCTACTTCCCTATCATACCACTTTTGTAGTGTAGTTCTGTGTACTGCTACACCCCATCTATCTTCTACCCATCTAGATAGAGCACTCCATGTTGCTCCTGCCATTTTTCTCTTTACTATCTCTTCTTTTGCCTCTTCTGGTATTACGAATGTTGTCATTCTTGTCTCCTATATTGTTTCTAATCTTTAGGTACCCTCCTGTTTGGGGGATTCCTATACCCGTTAGGGTCTGGTCTAGGGCTTCTTTTTGCCCCGTATTGCTTTTCTACTTGTGGTGGAGGATTTTCTCTCCTACCTTCAATTGACTTTTTATAGCTACCTAAGAAAGGCATATTGTTTAGTTTACCATCTTTTTTGCCTTTTGACCAATCAGTTTCCATTTTTGCCAAAATTCGGGCTCCTTCCTCCATAGCTCTGTGGTATTCAGGGTCATCATCATGGTCTCTTTCATCATCATCTTGTTTACGCATTTCTAATCTAACATCATTTATTAAGTTTGCAACGTAATTACCAAACTGTTGTGTCTTAGATAGACTAATGGCTTCATCAACTTTTATCATGCCGTCTTTAGTTTCTTTGATTCCCATAGCTCTATTCTCAGCATTTTTAGTTCTAGCCTCCATAAATTCTTCTACATCACGTTCTTCATCTGGAGTTTTAATAGAAGCATCAGGAGTAAGACCCCCTGTTCTTCCTAGGTCATATTTTTTTGCATCTGTTTTAGTAAGTGGCATTAAGTCTAGAGTTTTTTCTTGTGTATCCTCTAACCACTTATCTAATTTATCTGGACCACTAGCTTTCTTTTTTCGTTTTTCATTCTCTTTAATTTCTTTTTTAGTGTCTTTCTTTTTCTTTTTAGAGTCCGTGCCACTATATGTTTCTGTAAATATACCGGGGTCAGATGCAACAGCAACTATATCGCCTGCTCCTGAGTCAGCCCCACCAAAGTCTTTATATAATTTATCCACTTTAGATTCTTTGTCTTCTTTTTTCTGGGCTGCAATTCTATGACCTATTCTAGCCCTAAGATGTGACAAGGCACTTTGAGTTTTTTTAGAGTCTATAAGTTCTTGTGCTTTATCTGAATGATGTTTAGAAGCACTTCTGTGATAGTCAGCACCTGTTTTTTTAGGGTGGTGTATCGCTTTCACCCCATTTTCATAATAGTAAACTGTAGAACCGTCAGGTCTTACTTCTCTATGACTATAAGAATGGTCTTCATATTCATCGGGTTCATTAGGTGTTTTAGGAGCTGCTGATTTTGGTAGCTTAGAATATTTGGTGTCCTTTGAGCTAAACTTCATTTTCTTAGCCATTAGTCATCATCCTCGTCATCATCATATCGCTCTACATTAACAGCTTTTGGTTTAGAACTTCCATCCCCACTTTCATATTGATATTGGTCACCAATGTATTTTTTACCACCTGCTTCAGAAAATACTGGGTTTCCAAAGTATGCCTTTTCAATATTGTTGATTCCTGTTCCACCTAGATTACCTACATATTCTTCTCCACTATTAGAGAACCATATCTGGCTTCCATCTGCTGATACTTCTTTAATTATAGGAAACTGATAACCTTGTTCTGCTAAACTATCTATCCACGTAGATGTTGCCACACCTTTACTTAGGTCTGGATTTTTAAATTTAGAAGTTTCTAGGTTAGCTATTCTTTCAGGTATATCTGTTACAGCATTTTCAATAGGGACTTCTTGTGACCCCTCATCTTCTGGAGTTTCATCTTTAGGCATTTCTTCTGTGCCTTCTTCTTGAGGTGCTCCTTCTCCTGAAGCCTGTTCCATTTGTGCTTGTTGTGCATCCATCATGGCGGCTTGTTGAGCAGCTTGTTGTTCAGCCGCTTCTAATTGAAGTGCTTGTTGTTCAGCTTGAAGTTTAGCAGTTGGTACAGCTTCTCCTGTTACTACGAAATCAAGTTCATCAATCTTTAATTTATTACCATTAAGAGCTACATCAAATCCCATGTTTAACATTTGATTTGCTATGGCAGCTCTTTGTTGTGATTGAGCAATTCTTGTCGCTTCTGCTTTTTCTTCAGGGTTAGGTAATACCATTTTGTAATCTGTAATACCAAAGTTATCTATTATAGCCCCAAATATTTTTTCCATAATCTGTCGTTGGTCTCTTTCAACAACCCTACTCATCACTGTTAATTGTAAAGTTTGTTGAGTTAAACCACCAAATGAATCAGGTGCTCCTTGGAAAACTGGAGATACACCATATATAGCAGATACTCTTTCTCTTATTTCTGCTCTTACTGGTAAGTAATCCATCTCTTGTAGTGTGTGGAATAGTCTTACCATATCAACTCTACCTCTATTTGTTCTAGAAGATACAGCAATCATTGGTATATAGTTAGGGTCTTGCCTTGTTTTTGCAGCAAGTGACTCACGCTCTCTCTTCAAACTTTCAGGGTCATCTGTAGTTACCATAACCATAGATGCAGGCATTTTTCTTTCAAAGAAATACCTATACAAGTTTCTGTCCATACCAATTAAAGTAAGGGCTTTTTCAAATATTGTTAAAATAGGTGACCAACCATATGTTTCGGTTGGGTTAAACTTAGATAAATGTACAATTTCAGTATCTAAGAAGTAATGCACTTCTGTTCTGTATAGATATCTGTACATAGCAGGCTGCATTTCAAGTTCACATTTTTCTTCAGGACATGTTTCTGGAGATTCTTTTATTTGTTCTCTATGTATAGGACAGAAAAAGTGTGAGTTTTTAGGTAAACCAGTTTCATCTAAATCAAATTCTATAAGTGCTGGGTTAATTCTTCTAATTTCAGTTACCCTAGAACTTAGTTTACCGTCTCCATCATCGTGATATTCTTTTGAAAAGTATAAAAATGCGTCATCAACGGTGTTTAAATCCCAATGGAATTGTCTTAATACTTCTTCAAGTCCTTGGTCAAAGACGTTACAATCATCTAAAAATTGTTTTATTCGGTCTAATTGACTTTCATCAGGGTCTTCTTTGATAGGTTCAAAATCTATACCTCTTCTAAATACTTCCCCAGTGATGTGCATTATAGGGGCTCTTAATTCTTCACAAGTATACGCTACGGTTTGTAAGTCTTGAATAAGTTGTTTTCTATATGCAAGTTGATTCCTTACATAAGTATTAACTATGTAGTCAACACCAAACGTAGGTCCAGTACCTGTATCTCCAGCGGCTTTACTTAATTCCATCATGTCCCCAAACATATCTATCTGAGAACCAAGTTTTCCCATGGACTTAGCCATTTCAGGAACTTCTGGAAGATATTCTCCTAATTTCATATACCCTATTCCTTAGTTATTTCAACACTATCTATAGCTACTATCTTCGCTATTGTGTCTATTGCATGTTGTTTCAACCCTGCTTTTTCTTCGTGTGTGACCTCAACTGCAGGGGTAGTTTCAATTTGTATTTTTAGTCTATCGTTTTCTTCTTTTAACTCTGCTACTTGGTCAGCCAAAGCATCATTTTCCATTAGAGCAGCGTTTTGTAACACCCCTAACCTTGTTGCTTCTCTAACTAAAGCTAGAAAACTACCTTCAGATAAAACTGTAACCGCCTCACTAGCGTCATTTATCTCATCTTCAGGGTCTAATTTAGTTAAATCCTCATGCCAAGTATCGAGTATTCTCCAAGTTCCAGTACCATCTTTTTGTGCGACATACTGTTCTTGTCTGTCTCTTAACATATTACCTATAGGCATATCTTTTCTCCTACTATTATTATACTATTTTTTGCTAAAACTGTGAATTTATGCTATGTGACAAGCACTCCACCCACATGTTTTACATGTTTCACAACCTGATTCCATTACAACCACTGCTGTCGGACAACAATCATACTCTCCTTCAAGAGTATCTTCTACGTCATTAAACAGACTAAGTTGTGTTTCAGGTGTTTCTTTTTCTTCAGCTTTGTGTGCTGTTACCAACACCTCTTTATCTCTACTACCCGCTCTATAGACTGTAATACCTTTACATTTCGTCTTCCAAGCTAGCATATAAGTTGTGTACACATCTTCTATTGTAGCATCATTTGCGAAATTTATCGTCTTAGATATACCAGAGTCACAATGTTCTTGAAAAGCTGCTTGCATTCCTACATGTGCTTCAGGCGATATTTCAGGTGCGGTTGTATAAATATCTTTTATTTCATCAGGCACTTCAGACCTATCTTTAAGTGACCCCCCATCAGATAAATATTCCATAAGTTCTTCTGAATAAAAACCCATTTCTTTTGCATCTTGTTCAAAATATTTATTTACATAGTAAAGTGTTTCTCCTTCTAATATGTTCATCTTTCTATATGCTAAAGAGAACAACGGTTCTACTCCACTAGATGCATCAGCAAACATAGATATAGTTCCTGTAGGTGCTACAGTTAATCTACAAGCGTTTCTATATTTTTCATCTTCTCCATAATCACTATTGTCCCATGCAGGGAACGTGCCTCTTTCTTCTGCTAAGTCTATAGATGCTTTATCTGCATGAGTTTTTAGAAACCTCATTATGTCAGAACCAATCTTTCTACCTTGTTTAGAACTATAAGAAACTCTAAGTTGCGTAAGCATATCTGCAAAACCCATTATACCTAGACCTATTTTTCTTGTAGATTTAGTCATTTTTTCTATTTCTGGAGTTGCATATTTATTAGCATCAATTACATTATCTAAAAATCTTGTAGCTGTTGTAATTGTATTTTTTAGCTCATCCCATTTAATATATGGTTTTACTTCTTTATGATTTACAAAGTTAGCTAAATTTATAGAGCCTAAGTTACAAGATTCATTTCCTAATAGTGGTTGTTCACCACACGGATTAGTTGCAATCATCTCACCATATTCTTCCGTAACGTGATTATCTTTGTTTACTTCATCTAAGAAAATCATACCCGGCTCACCATTTCTCCATGCACCATATACCATCTTATCAAATACTTCTCGTGCATTTAGTTCACCCACTACTTTTTTACTATTAGGATTAATTAGGGGGTAATTAAGGTTAGCTTCTACTGCTTTCATAAAATTAGAGTCTACTCCAACAGATATGTTAAAGTTGTGTATATCTCCCTCTACTTTTTTGCAATCTATAAAGTCTAATATGTCTGGATGATAAACTGACATTACTGCCATATTAGCACCATCTCTTTTACCACCTTGAGTAATCATAGAAGATACTCTTGATAGTGTTTGTAATACTTGTATTGGACCACATGCAATACCATGCGTTGTCTTTATCTTGTCACCTTTTGGTCGTAATTGACTTAAAGCAAATCCTGTCCCACCACCAAACTTTTGTACCATAGCTATATCGTGAGCAGCTTTCATTATGTCTTCCATACTATCTTCTAAAGGTAATACGAAACATGCAGACAATGTGCCTTGTTCTGTTCCTGCATTCATAAGTGTTGGGGAGTTGGGTATAAAATTTAATGCGGTCATCATGTCATAAAATTCTTTACTAGTCAACTCTATATCAGCATCCGATTTACCATATAATTTTTCAGTAGATGCAATAGCTGTTGCTACTCTTTTTAATAACGTGTTTGCGTTTTCTTCAGGTTCACCTGATTCGTCTTTTAAATAATATCTCTTTGACGCGACTGTTTCTGCTTGTTGTGATAATGTGACCAAAATGAACCTCCTATGGTTTCTATGATTTTTTATAATTACAATAAAGACACAAACCCCTAGCCGGCACCCATAATGAAGGACCACAGAAGTCCTCTGTACAATTTGGATTGGGTGCTTGTAAGTTTTTGCTACTATCATTATACACGTTTTTATCAAAATCAATTAACTTTTCTGGCTTATTTTTGTCTATATTTTGATATTTTAATGAAGGTTCTATGTCACTTACAAACTCTTGCAAATCACCTACAGCTTGCATGTTGTAAATCCCTGTTTCATAAGCCGCTTGTAATGCCATTGCTATAGAAAAAAAAGCATCTCCGTGACCCATTGGAGTCTCTGGAGCTTTCAGTTCATTATTAACTGATAGTATCTGTTGTCTTTGTCTAGTGTCTCTAATTAAAAATAAATTACCTGAGTGCACATATTGTTCAAATATATGTGCCATATTGTTTTTAGATTTTAAAGTAAAGGATAGTGGATACCACGTCCTATCTAATCCTCTATCTTCTAGTTCACCTCTCGTATTATCTATATAACCTTTTGTTAAGCCGAAGTTTTCAGCGGCTTCATTTAAATATTCTATTTGTTCTGAGTAATCCCAACCATCTAACCAAGATTGGTGTATCTGTTCTACTCGTTCACCCTTTCTTCTAAATACAACTAGATGAGACGGGTGTCTTTTTTTACCCACGTCAAACCCTGCAAATACATCTTCATCTTCTTCAAAGTTATGTTTCATAGTTGTAGGTAAAGACCGTAAGTTTGCATCTTCGCATTTTTCTATATCTTCAGAATCAAAATACGCCTCTGTATTAAAATGTGGTTGTAGTAAAAACTCTGATGCAAATGATTTAGGTTTAGCTTTCTGTTGTTCTAGCAACCACTCTTCACTATATAACTCTGGCATCAACACTCTTCTACCCGGTTCTGGGTCTAGTGCTGGTAGTTTTCTTGTTACAAATCTATCATCTTTTTCTAGTATGGTAAGTAAATCTCCGGGCATCATAGGTGTACCAACAATTACTACTGGTACTCCCTTATTAGGTATGAAAAGGGATTCAGTCAAAAAGTGGTCTTCAATTTTATTCATTTGCCCTAATGCAAGAGGACTTTCTGGGTCTTTCAAAATGTCATCTGCAATTAATGCCCCATTAACGTGCATACCTCTTTTGAATGAAAACAATCCTCCGTGCAATATTTCTGCAGTACCACCATTACCTGTGTCATATCTAAATGTAAAATCAGCTTTTGGGGCTCTGTTAGTCATCATATCTTTCAATAAAGGATTACGGTTTACTTCTTTGTTTATTTCAGATATGTGATACTTAGCCATAGTATCACTATAAGATAAATATAATATATTCGCATTGCCTTGAATTTTTAAACTTCTCCAAATACTAAAAGCATGTCCTAATATGGTAGATTTAAAGTGTGCTCTTGGTAATATAGCTAAATAGTTAAGCCCATCATTAATGCATTTTTCTACTTCTTCAGTTAATTTACCTACATGCCATGCTTGAAAATATTCTGGGTGCTCAAATCCTTGAGACCAAATATCCCTAGTAAACTCCCAAAAACTACCCACCTTATATTTATTACTTTTTTCTAGTTTTTCTGCAAGTAGTTCAAAGGCTTTATCATATGTTGTTAAATCATCACTCATTATCTTTTGATGCCATCAGCACTTTTAATTTAGCCGCTATTTTTTTAATTAAATCTGGGTCTTCTATTTCTTCTACTAATATATTAACTACATCTTGAATAAACTGCACATTAATTAGCCCTTCTGCAACCTGTCTTTCTCCCTGTATACCTATATCTAACGCTTTAACTGCATCAAAAGCTCTTTCAAAATTAAGTAATTGCAACTCTGAACCAGCTTTATCTCTAATACCTTTATACATTTGCTGATGTTCTTCTTGCATTCTAGCTAACTTTGTAGATTCGTTATCTTGTACTTTCTCTATAGCTTTAGCTTTTGTTTCAGCTAATCTTTGTTTCCAATCGTCTGCACGCACCCAAGCATATATAGTTTGCTCACTCATAACCACACCGTGTTCTGCAGAAACTTGCAAAGCTATTTCTTTAGCAGAGTATTCTTCTGTCAAATATAATTTAAATGCTCGGTCTTTAACCGCTTTAGGTAATTTTTTAGGCATTACATATATGCAGCATTAGACCATCCTGTATCAGCGTTTCCTGATTCAATGCTTCCTCCATGTGGGCTTCCGTCTGATTGTAGCAATTTACTAAAATCCATACCGCCTTTGTTTTTATTACCAGCAGCATTAAAACACTCTGGTACTTTATGTTTTACGCCACCCGTAGTGCTTATCTCTTTAAATTTAATACCTATCTCAGCTCTGCTACATACACCTCTTATCATTGCATCCTTTGGACCAAGAGGTTTGTATTCAGGGTTTTCTAATAAAGTTGCTATAGTTCGTTTAGCTCCCTCAGTTTGTACATTGTGTATACATTTATAATAATCACACCACACAATCTTAGCATACTTTGCTTTGAACTCTTCAGCAGTCATGCCTTTAGGTAACTTATCTTCTATCTTGTTATCTTTAGGTTCAGGTGTATCATAAAAATATGTTTTATTCTTTTGACCCGTTGTTTTTTTATAACCTTT